CCAACAGATTATACTGCTGGTGTAGACTTCCGTTTAAACAAAACTAGTAAAGGTGGTTATGCAGACTACGGCACAAGTAATTGGGCACGTAGAGATCGTCCATTGAACGATCAAGAAATGGCTGCAATTAACACACACGGTTTGTTTAACTTGTCAGACTTCCTTCCTAAGAAGCCAGATGCAACTGCAATCAAAGTAATGCAAGAAATGTTTGAAGCGTCAGTTGACGGTGAAGCATACGATGCAGATCGTTGGTCACAGTACTTCCGTCCAAGTGGCATGCAAGCACGTACAGGCGATCCGCAAGTTGCAGCAAGTGTAAATGCAACCGCTGTAAGCCAAAGTGCTCCAGCAGAAGCAACTCCTGCTCCAGTAGCAGCGGCAGAAGCAACTCCTACTCCAGTAGCAGCGGCAGAAGCAGCACCTACAGGCGATGGTAGTGCAAGCGACATTCTAGCAATGATTCGTTCACGTCAGAGTTAATAGCAACTGAAAAGGGTTGCTTTTACAAATAGTAACCCTTTTTTACTACAGCTTTTTAGGAGAAAACATGGCTAAATCATTTGATGTTAGTAAGTTCCGTAAGGACTTGACTAAGAGTATCTCAGGCATGAGTACTGGATTTAACGATCCTACTGATTGGATTTCAACAGGATCATATGCACTAAACTATCTTATCTCAGGAGACTTTCACAAAGGTGTTCCGCTAGGTAAGGTTACTGTGTTTGCAGGAGAATCAGGAGCAGGTAAATCATATTTCTGTTCAGGTAACATTGTAAAACATGCACAAGATCAAGGTATCTTTGTAGTCTTAATTGACTCAGAGAACGCACTTGACGAAAGTTGGCTACAGGCTCTACAAGTTGACACTAGCGCAGAGAAACTTCTCAAGCTAAACATGTCAATGATTGATGATGTAGCAAAAACTATCTCAACATTTATTACAGACTATCGTGCTATGGATGAAGAAGATCGTCCTAAGGTATTGTTTGTAGTTGACTCGTTGGGTATGTTGCTAACACCTACTGACGTCGATCAGTTTAACAAGGGTGATATGAAAGGTGATATGGGTCGTAAGCCTAAGGCATTGACTTCACTTGTTCGTAACACAGTTAATATGATTGGCTCATTGAACGTTGGACTAGTATGTACTAATCACACATACGCATCGCAAGATATGTTTGACCCAGATGATAAGATTAGTGGCGGCTCAGGCTTTATCTATGCATCAAGTATTGTTGTTGCAATGAAGAAGATGAAGTTAAAAGAAGATGAAGACGGCAACAAGATTTCAGAAGTTATGGGCATCCGTGCTGGTTGTAAAGTAATGAAGACTCGCTATGCAAAACCCTTCGAAGGTGTGCAAGTTAAGATTCCTTATGAAACTGGTATGAATCCCTACAGTGGTCTTGTTGAATTGTTTGAGAAGAAAGGCTTGTTAGTTAAGCAAGGTAATCGACTCAAGTATATTAACCTAGCAGGTGAAGAAGTTCTTGAATATCGTAAAGCATGGATGCTAGATGGCAAACTTGATCAGATCATGATGGAATATAACGAAAAAATGAAGCCTGTGGTAAATACCGCTGAAGCAGAATTAGTTGATGCTGATTTAATTGATGAAACCATGATTGAGGAATAAAGTATGAACGAAAGTCAAGTTGTAGAAGTATGGACTTTATTTAAAGAGTATATTGATAAGAAAGCATTAGAAATAGCAGCCGAGCGCTATGTTGATCTATTAGCCGACTACGGTGTTGCAGATGATATTTTAACAAATTCGTTAGGTACTGATAGTACTTTAGATGATGCTATTAATTATTTTTTAGACGTCGAAGAAGAAAATTATGTACAAGACGATCCTTGGGATGAAGAAGAGGATTAATAGTGTTTGATTTTTATTGTATTTACAAACAAGATAACAATACTTGTAAATCGTTATTAAGTAAATGCATTGAATCTGCTAAAGAATTTGGTTACAATGTTATACCCTACCCGGGTATATACGGCGATGATATAACTCCTTTAGTAAACAAAGAAAACATTATAGTGTGCAAAGATTTATTACATAAGGTAACATCTAAAGGAGTAATGGGGTGTTTTTTATCCCATTACTATCTTTGGAAAAAGTGTTTAGATCTTAATGTTCCAATTGGCGTGCTAGAATATGATGCCGCATTTCTAAATGCACTTCCTAATAATATACTTAATTTGTTTGAAGATTATTGCAATCTTGATATTAATAGACATAACTATTTTAAAAAAGGTAAAGAAGTATATTCAACCAAACTAAAGAAAACTAATAACATTGTTGTTAGGTCGTTAAAAGAAAACTTAGTAAAAAAAGAAAACAATTTGTTTGAGTATGTTAATAAAAATCATATTAGTGGTGCTCACGGATATATTATAAAACCCGACGGTGCAAAAAAATTAATAAACTTTACAAAAACATACGGAATGATGCCAGCAGATATTCATATAAATTTAAAAGCTTGTAAGATGCACTACACATCAGAAAGTATTGTGTATCTACATTCTGCTAACTCTTTTCGAGCAAAATTTTCACACACTAAAAATAATGGATTAACATAATGGGATGGTATTCAACTGTATCACGTGACATTTCTAAAATTCCTGATGCTGTAGCGCATTACGAAAACGAATTGCTAGATGCAAAACAACAAGTAAAACTCAAAGGCAATGTTGAACGTGCCGCGGCAGAAATGCCCGGTATCGTTGAACAGCGTTTTAATCAGCTTCAAGAGATTGAAGCAATCCTTCACTACTTAAATATCGAGCTACGTAGATTGCGTAGCTCGTACTTTAAGAAATACCTCGAAAACTATCAACGAGCTCTGTCAAGCCGTGACGTTGAAAAATACGTAGACGGTGAGGCAGACGTTGTTGACTATGAAAAGATTATCAACGAGTTTGCACTACTAAGAAATAAATGGCTAGGACTACTTAAAGGACTTGATCAGAAACAATGGCAGATAACTAACATAGTTAAACTTAGAGTTGCAGGCATGGAAGATGCTAGCTTATAAATAATTTATATTATATAAAGAGTGTGTAATGGAAGATAAAATTAAATTAAGAGGGAGTTGGTGGTGGCCTATATATGATACAGCATGCTATAAGTATCTTTCTCGAGAAAAATATGTTCCTAAAAAAACAGCAGAATTTTGTAAAAAACATAAAGTAATTATACAAGCTGGCGGAAATTGCGGAATGTATCCAAAACTGTATTCAGATATTTTTGATACAGTTTATACATTTGAACCCGACCCACTAAACTTTTATTGCTTAACTAAGAATACAGGAAGCAATGTTATAAAATTTCAAGCCTGCTTAGGCAATGAAAGAAAATTAGTTAATCTTTCTTACGAACGTCATATGATATCAGCTAAACGACCCAATGCTGGCGGATTTTGGATTAGCGGCTCTGGAAATTTTCCTATTTTGCGAATTGACGATCTAGGATTAAAAGAATGTGATTTAATACATCTTGATATTGAAGGATACGAAGGCGAAGCTATCTTAGGCGGTGAAGAAACAATTCGTAAGTTTAAACCTACTATATCAATAGAACTTAGAGGACATGGTACTCAATTTGGATGGCCTGATAATAAAATAGTATCATTACTTACTAAGTTTGGGTATACTGAAGTAGCAAAAATAAGCCAGGATCGTATATTCCAATACATATAAACTACGTACATAAATAGCTATATGAACAAAGTAGTATTAGTAACAGGTGGATTTGATCCACTACACAGTGGGCACATTGCCTATTTCAAAGCAGCACGAAAAATCGGTGACCATTTAGTTGTTGGCGTAAACAGCGACGACTGGTTAACTAGAAAGAAAGGCAGACCATTTATGCCTTTTGAAGAACGTTGCGCAATCATTAAAGAACTAGAAGTAGTTGATCAAGTTATTGGATTTGACGATCTAGACAACACAGCAAACAAAGCAATTGGTCAAGTAGCAACAATGATTTCGGGCGACGACATTATGATCTTTGCTAACGGCGGAGATCGAACTGATACAACAACTCCTGAATATGAAGTATACGGTGGCTATCGTTGGTGCGAGTTTGCATTTGGCATCGGCGGATCTAACAAAGCTAACAGTTCGAGTTGGATCTTAGAAGAATGGAAAGCACCTAAGACAGAACGCCAATGGGGTTACTATCGTGTGCTTCATGAAGTGGAAGGCACTAAAGTAAAAGAACTTACTGTAGATCCTGGCAAAAGCCTAAGTATGCAACGTCACAAGTATCGTGCAGAACACTGGATGGTAAGCGAAGGCAAGTGTGTAGTAAACAGTAAAATGCCAACTGGTTATTCATTGCCGTCTAAAGAACTAACAGTACACCAAGCATTTGACATTCCATTAGGTGAGTGGCATCAACTTACTAATCCATTTGATGTGCCTTGTAGAATAGTAGAAATACAATACGGAGAGCATTGTATAGAAGAAGATATAGAGAGAGAAGATTAATGAAAGTATTTGTAGGCTACGATCA